CGCCGGAAAGCTGTGCGCGGGGCCCCGGATCTGTGTCAGCGAGACCAGTTCCGACCCGATGCAGAACGCCTCGACGCCTCCTGCCAGCGCGCAGAGATGGGCATAGTGCAGGATGAAGCGTCGATACCCCCATTCATCAGACCCCGCGTAGCGGATAACGCCATCCTCAACGAAGAAATCGCCGGGCTGGGCAGTCCCGAAAAATGCCTCGACCTCAGCCACGGCCGCGTGGCTGCCGTCGCTGCTGCCCGCACGGCCCGGCGCCTGATCCAGCGTGATCCGCCCGCGCCAAGGCAGAACGGGCTGGTCGGCGGCACCGGTCCACGGATCGGCGAGCCCGTTGTCGGCCAGTTGCTCCATAAGGATGAAGGGGTAGAACATGACGTCCCGACCTGCATCGCGAAGGGCGCGGATGCCCTCGATCACCGCGTCATCGGCAGGCGTTCCACCATAGACCGGCGCACCGTCAACCTGCGGAACGGTCTGGGCATAGGGCCGTGAAATACCGCCCGCGCGCCAGGAAAGCCCTTCGCCCTCCTCATAGGTCTGCACAACCTTGGGGCGGATCTGGCAACGCCCCGCGCGCAACTCGTTGCCGAACCACGAAACCACCAGCGAGACCGAGCGGCACTTTGGCAGTTCGACCTTCAACTGATCAAGCGAGGCGGCAAAGTCTGTAACACCACGGGCGGAGCTGGTGTTCGCGACGCGCTGTTCGGTCCATTGGCCGCCATAATGCACCTTGGTTGTAGCCAGCGCATATTCACCCGTTCCGGGGATCAGGGCGGCACCGCGGATCGCTTGTTGAAGATTGGTGACCTTGTCTGCAAGCCCGCCTTGGGCCTCGCGCATCACCTCGAACGAGAACTGCGGGACGCGGTTGCCGAAGCGCCCCAGATCCAGATCCTCGATCACCACATAGGCGATGCCGCGATAGGCGGGCGCCTGATCGGCACCCTCGACCGCCTCGATCTTGGGGTCCGGCAACTGGCTGTCAGTCCCGGTATAAAGGCGCAGGTTCAGATCACCCGGTGCAATCTCGGCTCCATCGGCCCAGATGCGACCGATGCCGTTGATCTCGCCCATGCAAAGCGCAATGGCGAGGCTGACGGAATAGGAATAGGTCGTTGCGCGGCCACCCGGTGCACCCTTGCCACCGCTGCTGCTGGTCGCGCTGTTTTCAAGAAATCGGGTGGCCCAGATGACCTGGCCCGCAACGCGCATCCGGCCGAAGACTTCGGCCACGGCGCCCCCCTCGGACGCACCCATCAGGCGAAAGCGTTCCACGCGCCCGATCTCGACCGCCTCGGACCCGCCGCCCAGAATCCGCTGGTCGATGGCGCGCCCCAAAGTGGCCCCGATCGCCCGCCCGATCACGGCGCCCGAGAGGCCAAGCACTGTGCCACCAAACCCGGACCCGATCGCCGCCCCTGCGGCTGACAGCACTAGCGTTGCCATTCAAATGGCTCCTTCCGGAAATGCAAAACGCGCCGCGATGCGCCGTTCCCACGGCAGCGAAAGCGAACACTCGATGACGCCATGCCCGGTGTAGGCATGGATGAAGCGCGCAGGGTTCAGGCCGCTCTGGATGCCAAGGTGCTTGGCAATGGCCCGGTCATTCATCCGAAAGAGCAGCACATCCCCCGGCGCCGGTGCACCCACAGGCTTTGGGCAGAGACACCGTAGCGCCGCAGCAAGCAACACCTCTTGCGCCGCAGGCTCGGCCCAGTCCGCGGTGTAGGGCGGCACACCCTCGGGCTCAGGACCAAGCATTGCACGCCAGACCCCGCGCACCAGGCCAAGGCAGTCTGTCCCGGCTCCCTTGGTTGAACATTGGTGCTGATAGGGCGTTCCCACCCAGGATCGTGCCTCGGCCACGATGCGTTCTTCGCGGGTCATTTCAGCAAACTCCCCCCGTCATTGCCGGCGCCCGTGGTCGGGTAGGATGTCATCCAGTCTTCGCCGGGGATGTGAGGAAAGCCGCTGAAGTTCATGAAGTTATTGAACTTGTCCCGGCACGTTGAGGCGCGCTTGTCACAGCCGGCCTCAATGCGGATGGTATCGCCGGCCTTCGGGGCGACGGGCAAGGCCTGCCACAACTCAATCTCGCGCGCGCCACCGCCAATCCTGCGGTCCGCCTTGATGACACCGGTCAGACCATGTGCAACGCCGTCCTGCACGATCAGCCGGCCACGTTCAAACCATCGATCGTCAAAATCTCCCAGATCGGCCAGGCGGATAACACGTGCCTCGACGATTGACCTGACCACGCGGACCGCCGAATACCCTTCTGCGTTCAGACGGACCCGGCACAGACCATCGCCAAGAACGGCCGAACAGGCGCGCTGGTAGATACGCCCCTGCGGCTGGTTGAGCGGCTCGGCCAGGCCACGCAACTCGGCATTGAACATTCCGGCCGAGCGGGTGATTTCTCCCATCGTCCCCGCAAAGCGCAGCATGCGCTGGTTCACGTTGGCCCAGTTGACCAGCCACACCTTGACCGTCGCCTGATCAAAGCGGCCGGCCAGAACATCACCCTCGGCAATCGCCGCGTCGCTCAGCATGCCCATCGCCTCGGTGTTGTCGACCGAAAGCCCGGTGGACTGCTGCAAGGCACGCGCCGTCATGCCCGTATCGGCCCGGAACTCTATGCCATCAAACGAAAAACTCTGGTCATGGTCGGTAAAGCCAAGCCGCAGGCCATCGCGCCGGATGACCGCCCAGGCATGGCAGACGGTGGTTGAACCGGTCGCAAGATGGGAAAGAAACGCAGATTTCGACATCAGATGCGCACCTCGACGACGGGCACGTCCGGCACCTCACCCGCCTGAAACGACGCGATGGAGACAAGGATGCGGTCGGTATCGAAGCGCACCGGCACGTCGAACTCGAACCCGGCATGAATGACCGCACCCTTTGGTGGCGCGCTCTCGAACGTGATCTCGCCGGTGCTGTAGTTCACCTGAAACTCTTGCCCCGGCACCTTCACATCGCGGTCGACGGCGACCCGGACAGTACCCTCGACCGGTTTGCGGATCGGCCGGACATAGCTTTGCGCGCCTGACCGATAGGTTTTTGTCAACTGAAACCGGGTTGTCTTGCCATCTCCGGCCCCGAGGGTCTGGTCAAATGCGGTAATCTCGGCCAGTGCCCCGGCTGACTTCCAGTCGGACCAGTCTTTCCAGCGAAAGCCGTGCAATTGGCCACGCCGCGCCTCGAAGAACGCGACCAGCGCCTCGACATCCTCCAGCGACCGCAGGCCAAGGCCCGCGTCATAGTGCCTGCGCGAATGCTCCCACGGAGTGTTGCGCTCTTCATAGCCGTTGACCAAGGCGACGATCTCGGTCCTGCGCTCTGGTCCACCAACCGAGCCGAAACTCAAGGCAGCCGGGAACCGCACTTCGTGAAAACCCATCTTTCGCTCCTTACCGGTTGCGCTGACCGCGCACGATGGCGCGGCCGGCCTGTGCCGCGATCTGCGACTGGCTGCGTTGGAACCCCTGCACATCGGGCGTCGAGATGTTCATGACGACTGTGACCGGGCGGGCGGCGCCTGCGGCCTGCACGCCCAGTCGGCCGTCGGCACCGCGCGCAAGTGGCATGATCGCCTCGGGTCCCGCCTCACCCATCAGGCCCGTTGCGCCCCGCATCGGAAAACTGACCGGGCTGGATACAACCCCACCCTGCGCAAAGGGGACGACACGACCGGCAGAAAAGGCGCCCCCCTGTGCAAAGGGCATGAAGGCGCTCATCGCCGTGTTCAGACCCTTCGCCAGAACGCCGCCCACCGCATCCTGCGCAGGCCTCATCGCCATCGAATAGACCGAGCCGATGACCGACTGCATGACCGATCGCAGCGCATCCGACAGGCGCGCGCCGTCGAAGACCACATCGTCAAAGGCACCCTTCAGCCCACGCCCGAGGCCCGAGGCGAGTTGATCAACCTCGCGCCCGGTATAGACCATGCTCTCGCGCAGCCGCGACAACTCTCCCTCAAAGGTCGCGGCCACATCCGTCGCGCCAGTAAAGGTCGCCTCAAGCGCTGCGATCTGGTCTTCAAACGTGTCCGTCTGCGCCATGTCCATCCTCGGTATTCATATCTGGATAGGCGCGCGCCAGTTCATTCAGGCGCGCGCGCGTCAGCGGAGGCTGGGCGGCATCAACGCCCAGCATGATCCGCAACTCCATGGGCGTCAGGCGCCAAAAAGCCTCTGGGCCGAGGTGCAGGCCATGAAGCCCCGCCCGCATCAGGCCCGCCCAGTCGAACCTGCGGGTCGCGCTCATGGTGCATCTGGGGGAGCAAAGGCGCGGGCCAGAAGCTCGGCCGCTACGCGCGCCGCCCCGACTGCACCGCCGTTGACCTCGGCCGCACGCAGCTCAGCCGCGCTGCCTTGCCATCCGCCGCCGCGCAGCCCCGCAACCAGTACCGCCAGCACATCGCGCGCGCCGAACCTGCCGCCCTCGAACCGCTCGATCAGGTCGATCAATCCACCTGCATCCAGCGCGGCCTCAAGTTCTGCCAGCGCGCCCAGTGTGAGCTTTGCCACGTGGCGCTGACCGTCAATGACAACGGCCACCTCTCCGGCCCAGGGGTTCACCATCACAGCGCCGTAAAGGTCAGCGCCCCGGCCGAGGCCAGCGTCAGCTCATAGGTCGCCTCGCCATTGTAGCTTCCGGCGTATTCGATCGAGGTGATCTGGAACGGCCCCTCGACGATCCCGAAGTCGGGGATAACCACCTGAAACTCGGGCATTTCGCCGTCAAAGAAGATCTGCCGCGCCCGCTCGTCGGTGTCCGCGTCGCGAAAGACGCCCGAGCCCGAGATCGAGGCCGAGCGCATTCCCGCGCCCGCCAGCAACTCGCGCCATCCGCCCGCGCTTTCAAGGCTGGTCACATCGACCGTTTCGGCGTTGAAGCTGATGCGTGAGGCGCGCAGCCCCGCCACCGTCTCGAACTGGCGGCTTCCGTTGATGTCGATCTTGACCAGCAGGTCCTTGCCGCTTTGCACAGCCATGAATTTCTCCGATCTTTTCCATGCGGGGCGCCGAGGTTCAGGCTTCGACGCCAGTGTTCTCGATGGGTTGTTGCTTAGCCCTCGATGCGCGCGGCAAAGCGCAGATCGATCCGCCGCGCCCCGCCCTGATCGACGCGCCGGGCCTGCGCCTTGATGAAGCGCAGGGCCACAAGTCGGCCGCGGCTCAAGATCAACGGGGCATCGACCAGCGCGTCTGAAACGGCGACGGCAATCTCTTTTGCCTGCAGAAAGCCTGAGGCGTCGGAAATCACGCTGACGACGAAGCGGTGCGTGGCACCTGCGCCTGTGGCATCGCCTGCGTTCGTCGCTTCCTCGGGCCCCAGCAGGACGAAACTGCCGCCACCCGCGCCCGGTGGCAGGGCGTCATGCACCGGCACATCGGGCAAGTGGTCAACCAGTCGCTGATAGACCGCCTGTTGCAATGCGGCTGCGGAACCGTAGCTCATGCCGGGATCTCCTCTCGGGCGTAGCAGG